CGGCTCGACCGGTGGCCAACCCTCCGGCTCGGATCGGTTTCGTATCTTCGGCTCGACCGGCGGCAAACTTCCGACTTGCGTCGCACAACGCCACCACTGTGACATGGAATTACGCGTCCGATCGGCATGTCCGTAAGGAGGGAGCCCCAATAACATTGGTACTTCGTCGTAAAGCGACTGGTTTTAAAAACTATCCTAAGTAGAAACAAATCTATAAAACTAGAGGTGAGAAAGAAACTGAATGATAGATAGGACAAATCAAACAGGGAACTGGTGAACAGTACAAAAAGTGGGCCCAATTAAAAGACCCATTCGAAAATCATCACCACCAGCCCAGAGAACAGTTTGAAGAACAGTATTTCCTGTTCCAGCTGTCCATGTGACGATTGTTTTAAGAGCACCGCAATCTGTATAAGCAGCGTTTTCTGCGGTTCCGGGTTGCACAAAAGCGGGATTTAACATATAATTATATGGTGTGACAAATGATGTTTCTTCCTCAAAACAATGATTATTGTCAGAACCACATTTCAAATCCCACGGCGATTGAAAAGAGGCGTCTATTGCTGGAGAAGCAGTAGACCCAGGAACTCCGGCCCAAACCTGATAAAAGGCTGAACCACCTGTGCCAGTTCCTATTTGGTAAATTTTCCACCGCATATTTCCTCTATAAGCGGCGTACATACACAACCATTGCCACGGTTGTGTATTAACCCCTGTGAGATCAATTATATTAAAAGTTAGGACATTACCATTTCCTATCGAATTATTATTATATATCTTCATGTAACGCTTCATAATCATTCGTAAACTTTTAATCGGGGCTAAATTGGTGACGTGACCTCTCTTGGGGATTGGTGTCACTTTAGCGGGAACAGTACCTACAACTGTTCCGGGTGCTCCCATAGAAGCTTGACCCTGGGAAAGTTGCGGTGCAAAATCCCCTGTAGCAGATTGTTGTTGAAAAGTAGACGTTTGTTTATTCTTAAAATCAGACTTGGCTTCTACCTTTACATGACGCTTGGCTTTGTATGCTTCCATGCTCATCAAATTTGGTGTATTAGCTTCAACCTGTGCAGGTCTCATAAAGAAATACTCAATATCGGACGATGAAGCAAACACTTGTATGTGGATGTTGTTCGTAGCACCTACTCCTACAGTAAGTGGATTTATGACATGTAAATACATTGTTCCTACAGAGCATCCAGCTATTTGATCAGATGTCATTTGCAGTCGATGCGTGGAATCGCAAGCTAAATACTGAGTTGTTGCAGGAAACTCAGCTGTGAAGTTATATTCTCTTTTACCCTCTTTAAGGTCAATAATTTCCATAAACTGACAATTAGCTTCGTTCGCTGTCGCAGTTGCATCATACTTTCCGTAAACAATCCCAACCCTAAGAATACCAGTTTGGAAGTTAGACGCAACGATCTTAAAATGAATATTTGTTCTTCCTCTCCAATACATAAACTGGCCAGACAAATAATCCAGATATGATTGGGAAATTGGGTCACTATCACCAGTTGGAACTGGCCGTATCGAATTATTAATGGGAGATGATCCCAGCAACAAGCTAAATAGTTGATCCCCAGGAACATTTGTTGTAGTCCACGGCACTTCAGCAATGAATGATGGCTTTGATGCAATGTATCTAATAGAGCATTCATCATTTATCCTACCAAAATGTCCTCGTTTCGCAGGACATTGTTCAGAAGCAACGAGAGTTAACTTATTCAGGGATTCTATATTTGTCTCATTATTAAAGTACTGGGAATTCTTTAAAGTGACGATTTGCGGGTTTATAGGCAAACATGGTTTATCCATGTTGCTCGCATCAGCTTCAAGGGATGCATCAACCTGCAAATCAGCACTTTGCTTATTATCGAACTCATCTCCATGTAGCTCAGTAGCCATCATAGAATCACTTATGTTTTTGAATACTGTATATGAATTGCTAATGTTGGACACATGATTTCCATGTTGCTCAAACTTGGGTGTGCGACGTGAAGTAAACTTCCGAGGTAAAGATAAAGAAGAGCAAGTATCAACAGCAACTGGCAGATAAAACTCCCAACCATCAAAAGAGACAGTGATGGCTGCATTGACAGAAGTACTACCACCAGTTGCAACTTGCAAGGCATCAAAGACATGCACTCCAAAAACTCCCAACGAACCTTCCACAGATATTTCACTTGCGCTTTGTAACCGTAAGTAATTTTCAAGGTGTGAATAGTTAATAATCATCTCAAGGGGCTGCGGTCTGTTCAAATCAATATACCCACACTGAAGATTACTAATTTGAGTTTTGTCTCCGCTCCATAATGTCTCAAAGGTCATCTTACTAATCATAGGGGCGAAGAATACACAAAGCATACCTTGATGAAACTGTGATGAACTCACGGTAACTTTAACTTTAACATTTCCTCTTCCCAAATAGTTATTATTAAAAGCTTGTTTTTGTTGACAATTCGCGAGGAAATCTTGTGGAACATTATACAGTTTAATAAAAGTCCCCTCAGCATCAGTAGTGGTAACTGGAAGGTTATCCACAACTATTTCGCGAGACACCAGTTTAGAGTACGAAACTGGCGTTTCCATTATTGGCATAATGACGGGGTCTCGACGCGCAACACCAGAGTTGGTGTTGTAATCATCATCCACAGGATTAGGAAAAGCCTGCGGATTAAACTCAGCTCCGAAATGCATGGAGGGCATTTCTGGGCGTGGTATTTTATTACTATGAAATTCAAAACCTACTATATCTAACTTTCTAAACCAAAACTTCTCTCTAAGAACGAAACTTGTATTTACAATTGGGACAACTGTCATGTCATATGACTGGGCGCCTCCCATCCCGTTGGTATGAGTTTTACTCATGCTGGACATGCCTCCCGGCAGGGGTCCTCGCTTCTTTAACCCAGTCTGCTTGCTTAAGGGCATCGGTATAATGTCCATTGTCAATTAACATGTCTATGTATTCATCAAACGACGGAAAATATTGGTCAGTTGTGCCAGCTAATATTTGCATTATCTTATCTCTATACTGGTTAAAACGAGCCCTTCCATTAAATAACACAAACTGTAAACATGCTTCTGCATTTTGTCCCGCTTGATCATAAATAGTACCATTCTCTGCACTTGGCTTACGAACCCAGTTCAAAATTTCATCATATTGTCCCTCGGTAAAACGTGGGTAAGCTACACCTGTGCGCTCATCGATATGCGTATAGGCTTTCAAGTACTCAAGATCTTTAACGGGTTTCCACACAAATGAAGACTTCTTATCACTGGGCGTGTATTTTATTCCCTTACGCCCCCACCAGGCTGATATGGCTTCACCATTAAACCAATGTTTTATAGAGTCAGAAACAGAGATTACTATGTCATCTCCCCAATCCTTCAATCGCACATTATCTTCCCAAATAGTTACATAATAATCCAACGTCTTTTGAAGACATATGTTATGTACTTTATGAGATTCCTTGTAATCTGAAGCCTCAAGTAGCTCAATGAAAGCAGCTTTATGGTAAATATCATTCTTAATGCAATTTCCCACAGCAGTTATTAAGGAGCCAGATATAGTACCTCCATGGGTGCGATAAATAGCATCATGCGCTATATGTACACAGTGGTTCCTCCAAGCACTCAGACCAGCTCTCACTCTCGCATCCTCCTCCGTCCAATTAGGATCGTTCAATTTATACCAACGCTCCACAATACTCAAGAAAGCAGGTTCTGCTTGCGTTGGAGAAACTTTATCCCAGGCACCAATATCACCATCAATACCATTCTTTGAGCCAACCTCACAGAGGAATTTATATTGTTGATCCCATTCAAGTGATCTAGGATTAAGACCAACTGATCCATGATGATAATTGTGTGATCTGATATACATGGCATTAAAGGCTCCATAGTATCTCTTTTCTGCAATTAAGATATCAACAGGCAACACATCAAATAACCTGGGTAACTCATCAATTATCTTCTGATCTTTAAGTTTTTCATCTTTTAGCACATCCATAGCCCATCGATCACCAGGTATTATCCCTTGCTTCAACTTAGATAAACTCTCATCGGCAAACTTTCGAAGTAATGGACCCGGCTTATACAAAACACGATTTTCTTCATCGGTAACAAAATCAAACAAGAACAATTTGCCCTTAGCTCCAAATGGCCGCATTTTAACATATGGGTAGCCCGGTGAAGTTGTCATATCCAGAGCTTGGAAAAATTCTAAGCCTTGAATACCATTTATTGCCTCTTCTTCCGTTAAAACCCGCGCAAGACCAGGTGGTTGTTTATACACCTCACGAAAACACATATCAGTAGCTAGTCGTAGTTGCCTACCAGTTAAATGTCCAGAGCACTGGTAACCTGCTATTGCATTGTACAAAGGACTATGCTCAGTATGATGCCTGCTATCCTTGGTTGATAACACCGCGGGCGCTTTCTTTGTCATCTGCCAAGGGACTCCAGGATTTATATGGGCAGACAACGGCGATGGTTCTAAGTCTGTCTTATTGGGTAATTGCACAGCATAAGCATTAGCTACTGCACCCAAATACTCAACATGATCAGGAGGCATAAAATTCGCGGCCTTATTTTCTTGTACCCAACTAGGAAGCCCTTCTTGTATAAAATGTATTGATTTATCCATAACAGAATCAAAAGCATGCATCATCATCTCATAAGTTACTGCCTCAGCTCGGTGAATACTAGTTCCCGCGTATTTACCAACATGCGCTCCAACTATACACCCATTATCCTTTGTAAAATCAACCAGGGGAAAGGTGCACCAACCAGGAACTGCACTAGGGGCGTGATATGTAAAGCCAGAAACTAAATATCTATCAGTACACTCAAGAGGAGTCTGAATTCTCTTAACATTAGAAACACCACTCATGTACAACTTATTAAATGTTGTATTTAGACCAAAAAGTAGCATCTCACCGGTATTAATATAATCTAAATTCTTTTCCTTAATGAACAACTCCATATTATCAGTAGCAACGGGGGCATCGTCGGGTAACAAGATAGCAACTAGATCCAAATCTATTACATCTGTATCATTTATGTACTCACAAAATTGGTAAAACTTACATTGATCAACTGAACACTTATATTGAGTTCTACTTGAATTAGGTAAAGTCATCATTATCTTAAAATTTGGATCAGAAGTATCAACTTCTAAGTTCTCGAGGTAGTGTGCTGTAAAAACAACCATTCGACCTTTAACTCTCCAACCACCTCCAGACTCGATCTTACCGGTGGCCTCGTTGTAAACAGATATATTACATAACAGCTTTTGTAGACGATTTGATAACCCATCTGACGCATGTCCTTGCAAAGGTCGTGGCTCAATATGCTGTTTACCATCCTTATAATAAGTCGTGAAACGGCCTTGTTGCTTGCCAACAGTACGTTCCCCACGTTTTCCGCCAGCTGCGGCTTTTTCCGCACGTCTTTCACCTCGCTTTTTAAAGGCTGCTTCCCTACGCTCCTTCTTCTCCAGCAATTTATCTTGATCACTTTCAGGGTCAAAAGCAATTAACTCATTTGGCTTAGGATTGAAATAATCCTGAATAGCGTGGAACGCGCCTATAGCTTTCTTCGTAACGTAATAACCTGTAACTGCCATAAGCATAAAGCGAATAACTCCAATACCCAAGCAAATGTTTTGAAAAGTGGGATCTTCCATCATCTCAGCTGACCAATACTTGACATACGTACAAAATTCACAATGAGTACAGTGAACACAGTATGAATCAGGACCTAATTGGGCACAAATGCAGCGCCTAGTACATCCCTTAGCCAACGTCGTCAGCGTAGCTTGATTATTAATATAATGTGTGTACAAACGCGGTAATGGTTTAGGGTAATCTTTAGGGTTATTTTTATAATTTTTCTCCGCCAAGGCATTTATCTTATTCAACTCACCGTATAGATATATTCGACATATTAGACAAGTCGTATGCGAATGGGGTTCCAATCCCAGACCTTTTCGCTTTTCATCACAAGACTTACAAGTGAACAAATTGCTTATCATAGCGGGTGTGCATTCAACACGACTTATAATCCCACCATCCTGATCTTTTTCTTCAATCATATTTGTCATAATATTATGTTTATTCCACATCTTTTGAGCTGCGGTGTACAAGACTTGAGGTCTACACAAAGCATTTTCACAATACAAGTGCTCGGGGTCGCCCATATTATGTGCAAAGTGTATGATTCTTTTCCGCTTACTCATACTATGCTCATGCCTCGGCAATTCATCGTCTTTCCCTTGATGTTCAATAGTAGGGGTTACGGGTATATCACCAGTATCTATCTTTAAAGATGATAAATCAGGAATCATCTCCTCATCTCCTTTGAGTAATTCAACTTTAAACTCAGTCAATTCGACAGCATTCTCCTCAACGGCTTTGTTATACATAGAATTCCACTTAGCTTTAAGCTTAGAACGCTCCAAAAAGAAATGAGGAGCTTTTGCCTTACGCAAATCTATGGCTTTTATTCTAAAGTCTTTAACAAACTCAATCACGTGCGTCGTGAATTCCCTAAATGTGTGCGTAGCAATATGTCTGCTAGTTCCCTTAGTTGTAGGATTATATTGTTTAAACTTCAAATGAGGCCACGATACCATCAAGTCATCATGATCAGTGTATTTCTCTTTCAAACGAACATCATCGACCGTACCTTTATCTATATTATAAACATCTGGATCAACATCAATTTCATAGATGATGTTTCGACGACGCAAAACCGCCTCATGATTCGTCAACTCATTGTGAATGAATGTCATACCATTAGAAGTAGTGATTATCATTTCACTTGTGTATGGAGTACCTTTAACTCCAACACCTGGATCACTAAGGGAAGCCATATTTGGTAAAAAGGCATCACAACCACACATGACAAGTGTTTCCATTATAAAGGGATCCTCTCTCTGGGCTCCCCAATCGTCAACATAAATTATTGGTTGTCCAGAATATCCATTCCAGAACTTTTGCCCTATTTGTCGAGCATATTTAAGCCCCTGAATATCAACCTCAAAATTATTATTATCAAAATATGTTGGAAACAGTTCAGGTGACATTTCTCTGCACAAACGTGAAACTAATTCGGTCTTTCCAACGCCAGTTTTGCCAAAGAGAAACAACCAAACACTTGGTATACGGTCTCCACCAACTCCAATACGTTGTATGGCATTATGATATGCAGCCTCATACTTCTTCAGTATAGTACGTATAGTGTTACAATCGTTATTTTGGGCTTTCTTATGGTGCTCACGAAAAGCAACCTGAATGGCATGATAATCTCGAACAAAAGCACTCAAGGTCTCTTTCCGAATGGAGTCAGCATTCAACTGAGATGAGTAGTACATATCAAAAGTTATGGTATCATATGTTAATTTCCTCACCGGATCATATGAAAGCAAAGGACGTAACCACGCTCCCATAGCAGCGGGTAAATTTGTTATTAGAAATTCCAGAATATTATCACTATGCATGGCAACACGATCTAAAGCGCCAATTACAGCACCGAAGAGAATCAAATGTTTCATAGTTACTATAACACCACACACTTTTGACATAATAGCCAACGCACTCAAAGCAACAAGCCAAACACTAGTTGAACCACCATGTTGCTCAAAAGGTTTTGAAAACATGCTCTCCAACTTATCTAACACACACGTAACCAATCCAGGAAACATATGACGCAATATAGTCGCTGACAAAATGATTAAAGCTTCAGAACTCCAACCCAACTTGTAACAATATGATAGAGTCAAAACATCAAGAATCATTTGCACGAGAAAATCCCTATTCTCGACAAACCAATTCTTAGCACCTTGCACAGCATCAGAAACGACTTTTCCAATAGACTCAGTAAATATACTACTGATAGCCTCTACAACTTGCTTTCTCATACTCTCAGTGTAATTCTTAACTTTCTCCCAAATATTAACACTGGGTGGTGTACTGAATGGTATCGATCCATCATCTGGTATCGAAGGATCAGGTGGTGGGGGTTGTTTCAATTTCCACTGTTCATCACGTATCTCATCATAAAGCTCACGCGCTTTAACCTTATTCTCTCGGAAAACACGGAAAACATTAACAACATTCTCGTCCGTCATGTTGATCCTAAACATAGCCTTTTCACATAAAGGTATATAATTACAACTCAACACAGTGTAAACATCAACACGAAAACTTTCAACAAGATTCATTAGGGGGTCATTAAACTCAGTCACTCCTTCACGAGCGCATTGAGCTAATTCACACCAACCCCACTTGGATATGTCAGGTGCTTCCTTCAATACAAGGAAAAACTTCTTACGATCCAGCAATTTGAGCGCATCACCATTCTTTTTATAGTTACTATTCCCAGTAACTAGAGTGACACACTCCTTATATTGCTTAACTTGCTCAGCTGTTAACTCATTATTATCGAGTTTAGGGGCTGAGCTCCCGTTCAATTTAACATTATCAGAATTCGATGTGGCTCGATTCTGAGTCTTCTTAGTTTTCCATACATTTCCATTATCTCCATGTTGTTCAAAATTTTCCCCACTAAGGGTGAAATTGTAATTGGGATCACGTACTAAAGTGCGATTATCAACATCTGGTTGCATCACCCTCCCTGGGTGAGTAATTCGATGTACACGATATATAGGAACTCTCCTAGAGAAGCCCCTAATTCCACACGCACCACCATAAGTACTACAACGTACACCATCCTCATCGTCATCGACATCACAGGTATGTTCATAGGACATTCTGGTTATTTTGGATAAAGCATAATCAGTTGACTCATCAATAGCAATCAACTTACGTATACTCTTAACGTACCACTCAAAAACGCGAGTTGGTACTAGATCAGTTCGCGACAAAACACAAACACCACGTGCAAAACGTAAATAAGCATAAAACTGATCTCTGGGATTTTTAATTTTGTGGATTTTCTCCCATTCCACTAAAAATTCATTATAATGAACCTGGGCCAGAGCTACATCATTTGCATTTGGATAATACAAATAAGGATGTCTAGATTCTCCTAATTCGGATCGTATATAGCACATATCATCTGAATCGCCTTGGTCTAAAACCCAATGGTTTTGCAAAATAGAATGAATCTTGGGATAATGCTCAAACTTTTCATGTACAGAACAATAAAAGTAGGCATTATTACAATTATTAGGTGCCATATCATATGGATCCGCCGTAATAATTTCAAAAGGGATCTGCATAGGGTTACTATAATCTATAGTACCTAATGCGAAAGAACGAGTAACTTCGTCTCTATCAAAGAGTAAAAGTTCATCCGTCTCAAGGACTAAGTCATGTTCAGTATAACTACGGAACATTGATGGAACCTCTGAAGGTTTCAAAAGAACTTGATTTGTTGGAACAACTGCTAAGTCTGTCTGGACTAGCTGGGCGC